TAGGCGTCTACATGGACAGCACGCTGATCGCAGCGGCAACCGATTGCAGCCTTTCACTTAACGTCGAAACTATCGACATCACCACAAAAGACAGCGCGGGATTTCGTGAGCTGCTCGGTGGAGTACGCAGCGGATCAATCAGTGTCAGCGGTTTGGTGGACTACCTTGACGCTTCAAACAAAGACGTAACTGATTTGTGGACCGCATGGGAGGCACGCACAGCGGTCACGGTTAAGTTTGCAAAAGCTAACGAAGTGACCGGTGAACTCTCATTCAGTGCGTCGGCCATTATTACCAGCCTTGAGCAGTCAGGTGGCACAGAAGACACAGCAACGTATTCGGCTACGTTTGAATTGACCGGTGCAATTACTGACACGGTTGCTTAATGATTGAAATAAACGGCACAGAGTACCCAGTGCGGTATTCAATGAAGGCGCTCAAGAAATTCGAGCGTAAAACAAAAGTGAACGTGTTCAGCCTATCCGATCCGTCAAAGCTGAGCGCAGACGCTTGCGCATTCCTTTGCTTCGTTGGTGTTGAATGTGGATGCAGCTTTGAAGGCCAGGACTTCGATATGGATTTAATGACCTTCGAGGATCATATCACGCTGGAACACGTCACGCAATGCTTTGACGCACTCGGCGAATATAGCAGCGAAAAAAAAGCATAGACGGCACAGACAAGCCGATAGGCTGGCCGGATATAATACGGATGGGGATGGGCATACTGCGCCTGTCCCCTTCTGCGTTTTGGTCAATGACATTCGGCGAGGTAAGCCTGGCACTTGACGCCAACCGAGAGAGCGAAGAGATACGTGAGCGGATGGAGTGGGAGCGCACGCGGTGGCTTGGTTCTATGATTATGCAACCGCACTTAAAGAAAGGCCGTAAATTGCAGCCAAAGGACCTAATGCAATTTCCATGGGAGAAACCAAAAGCCAAGGCCGGTAAACTCAACAAGGAAGAACTTAGGCAGCGAATACTAGAAAGAGATCAATGGCAAAGCTGAACGATTTAATAGTAACCATCGGAGCGCAAACGCGGCAGTTTGATAGGGCGCTTGGCTCATCTATGAACAAGATGAAGCGCTTTGGTAAGAACACCAAGAAGCTCGGCAAATCCATGACCATGGGGCTAACCGCACCGATCGCGGCGCTAGGCTTTACAGCGGTAAAAGCATTTGATCAGCAGGCCAAAGCGATTGCCCAGGTTGAGGCAGGTTTGAAATCCGCTGGTGCAACCGTTGGATTTACTTCCAAGCAGTTGCAGCAGATGGCTAGCGACCTGCAAACCAAAACCATATTCGGAGATGAGGAAATACTAAAGGATGCAACTTCGCAGCTGCTGACGTTTACCAACATAGCCGGCGATCAGTTCTCCCGTACGCAAAAGGTAGCGCTCGACTTAGCTACGCGATTAGATGGCGATCTAAAAAGCGCTTCCATTCAGTTGGGTAAAGCGTTGAATGATCCAATTGCAAACCTGAGCGCGTTAAGCCGGTCGGGTATTCAGTTCAGCGAAGACCAAAAGCAAGTAATTAAAAGCCTGACCGAATCCGGTAGGCTTGCCGAGGCTCAAACCGTTATACTTGACGAGCTAGAGAAGCAATACGGAGGATCCGCAGAGGCAGCAGCGAAGGCCGGCACGGGTGGGCTGAAGCAGCTGGCAAATTCATTCGGTGATTTGCAGGAGGAATTCGGTAAGATTATAATGGATTTTTTGCCGCCTGTTATTGATGGCTTAAAGAATATGCTGGCCGCATTTCAGAACCTCAGCCCGCAAGCGAAGAAATTCTTAGTAATTGGTGGCGGTATTGCGGCGGCACTTGGACCGCTGCTAGTTATACTGCCCAGCATTATACAAGGTTTTATGCTGTTAATTTCTCCCATTGGTTTGGTCATTGCTGCCGTGGTCGGTTTAGGTATTGCGATCGTAACCTTTGCCGATGAGATAGCGCCATACATTACCGACGTAATCAATTACTTCATTACGCTTTACAATGAAAGCGACGCGGTTCGAATGTTGGTGGGTTACGTCAAAGCCGCGTTTGTGCAGTCCTTCAAAAATATTTGGACCGTCGTTGGTTCTGTAATTGATAGGGTGAAGGATTTAGGTAAGGCATTTATGCAGGTGCTTTCAGGTGACTTTGAAGGGGCATTTGAAACGATGAAAAATGGATTGCTAAAAACCTTTGACGATCTAGGCGGTATAGTTACAGACACAGCCGCAGCCATTCGCGATGCAATTAATGCCGAGTTAGCAAAGGATCCAATCGAATTAGTTAATGATGAAACGGTGGCCAGTGCTATTAAGAACCTTGGCGGCCTTCGTCCGCTTATCAATGACTTATTAAGCGGCGGCGGCGGCGGCGGTGCAGGTGCAGCGGTAACACCAACGCCAACCGAAACCGTGACCGTTCAGGCTGATCTCGAATTTCAGGATATTGAATTTATTGACGATGCAGATTTAGATGAAGAGGATATTGACAAAGTCATTGAGCGCACTAACCTTGTAAAGAATCAGATCAACAGCATCGCCCAAAGCATGGCGAATTTTATTGATAGCACATTCAGGAGCATCATTGACGGCACGGCAACGTTTGAGGAAGTGATGCGAAATATGATCAAGCAAATGTTAATACAGCTGGCTTCGCTCATTGCTCAATTCGCCATTCTATCCGTGCTTATGCCGTCGTCATTAGTTGGCAAGGGCGGTAATGTAATGTCGCTCGGTAAGTTTATAGGCGGCGGCTTTGGCATTCCACAGATGGCCAGCGGTGGCATCGTGAGTGGACCAGTTATTGCCCAAGTCGGTGAGTACTCAGGCGCACAGCATAACCCTGAAGTAATTGCGCCGCTTGACAAATTACAAAGCATGATGGGCGGATCTTCCGTGCAAGTTACCGGCAGGCTTTCCGGACGCGATATTTTATTAAGTAGCGAAATGAGTAACATAGACCGCAACCGAGTAAGAGGATTCTAATGGCTACTATAAGATTTTACGGCGAGTTCAAAGACGAAATTGGCGATGCGTGGCGCATCAATATTCACGATGTCGATTACAACGGCACCGCTTACGAGATAAAGTTAGGCGCGGAAGGTTTTGATCTTAGTTATTCAGGAGATAACGAAGACCGATATCAACCAATTATCGGTTCATCTGTGCAATTCACAGTCATGAACGAAGGCGGCGAATTTGAAACGTTTTTGAATACCGTTTTACCAGCAGCCGAGGAGGGACGTATGCAGTTGGAAATTCGAAAAGACCCAGATAACACCAATACACTTTATTGGGCCGGTATTTTGGCTGCCGAACAAATTGAGCAAGCCGACGCACCAGCACCGAATCCCGTGAGCATAACGGCAACTGATGATATTGGCAACTTGCAAAGGTTGCTTTTTGTAGATAATGACGGCGCAGGATTTAACCAAATACGCACGCCTGTTGCCCATATGTTGCAGATTTTAAACCAAATGCGCACCGAAAATCTGTGGGGCGCTACAGATGGATTTTTTAGGTATGTCAACGATATCGAAATGAACGGGTATACGGGTAGTGATTGGCTTAACGATGTATTGCTAGACAACCCTTTTGTAAATGAAGACGATGAAATTTATGAAGGTTCAAGAGGCCATAACAGTTTTGAGATACTTGAAAGCATTGCGCGAAGTCTAAACGCGCGAATTTTTCAGGCCAACGGGTATTGGTGGTTTTTGCCGGTGAACGCCCACCTGCGCGCAAGTCAGTCTGACGATTGGACAAACGACCTTTTCCAAATCGACAAAAGCGGCAACGCTGCAAGTTTAACAACCGCAGAAACGGCAGAACTGCAAAATAATTATGTTCAACAAGTAGACGCCGATTTTGTAAAAATGGCGGGTGGCATTATTTCGTATTTGCCACCGTTAAAAAGAGTAAGGAGAACGCGCGATTATTTCGGCAATGAATTTGCGTTTACGCAGTACACTACGGGCATAACCACCGGCGATAATTTAACCTTTTCAGATACCGATCGCACGTATTTAGAATCTTTGGCGTTTGACATTAGTGGGGGATGCGTAATTAATTTATCGCCTGCATCTGTTACAAATAACCCATTTAATGACGCTTTTCTACAGTTACAAATTGAAATTAAATGCGGAAACCAATACTTTACCAATACAGGTTGGACTACCTCGGCGGGCGAGTACGTTATTAATTTGGCACAGTTTGCGCAAAGCCAAGGTTTTGACGCTGGTTTACCGTACGGAGTGCAAACCGACGCCCTGCCGTCGCAACAAGTTGGTCTGGACGTTACCACGCAGGTGCGTATTATTAGCGGCTTAGGAATAGATATAACGGCAAATTATACGAGCGACAGCTTAATTTTGACGCAAAGCATTTTAATAACGGGCGATCAAGGGCTATTGGGAGACGAAATTTTGTTTGAATCCGTTACCGCCGATGATAACAGGGTGGAAATAATGCAAGGCACCGTTTACCACGGCGACCCAGAAGGCACAATTTTAGGGAGCGCCTACCCGGTGCCCTATGGTAACTTTTCATTATTAGGTTACAGCAACACATATATCAGCAGCCAAACAACGTCGGCCCTGCCTTTGCACCGTTTAGGCGTGGAGGAAATTTTAGCTACAGGTCAATTTCCTATTGAAATAAAATCGGGGCGCATCTACGGCACGCGTTTCGAAATGTGGCAAACAATTTTAGAAGGCTCGACATATTACGCTCCTTTTGAATTCAACGTTATGATGAACCAACGCGAAACGACGGTAAAACGGTGGAAGCTTGGTTATGATGATTCTAATATTACCAGCTCAGAACTTGCCGTTAATAACGATAACAACACGCTACAGGCGGCCATGTTTCAACGCACCGTTATGGATGTTTCTGCAAATATTTACGAGCGCATAAGCGAATTGCGACGCGGTGCGATTTCGAACTTTTCTGAATTGCTTACTATTGCAAACCGCGATACAGTTACCACAACGATAACGGACGACACGACGCACGTTTTTAATACATGGACAGGGCCAAACGGCAGCAGCGGCATATTATTGCCGCCCGTATCAGAAAACACAGGCCGCATTATTGGTTTCCATTCTGATGATTCTATAAGCGCAAATACGTACGTTCGATTGAGGCCGGCAACGGTTGACACCAGCGCAACAATTGACGGCGCAGCTACTTACGATTTCAACAGAGCTTACGACGGAATCACCTTGCTTTGCGACGGCTCCAATTGGTTTATAATACAGAAGAAAGAGAAATAATGACGGATTTAATTTTAGTGCTTGTTCCGGTGGCGGCGGGCTTAATTGGTGTTTGGGTTAACCTTAATAGTACGGTCGCGCGATTGAAAAGCCGCGTCATCCAGTTGGAAATTGACAGCAACGAAATAAAGAGCGACATGAAACTACTGTTGGCGAGTATGCATAAAATTGAATTGATGATTGCAAAAATGCAAAAATGATTTTCATTATATTGGCAACCGTGACGCTAAACGTGATTTATAAAGCGCGTGAATATGGAAGGGCCGACATCGCCGACCTTATTATAATTGTTGCCGCGCTTGCTATTGTTTACGGATGAGGTACTTTGAATATTCGGAATTTGATTGCCCCTGTAAAACTTGCCAAGCAAATGGCGAGGGCAAAGGGGAAGACGAAATGAATCAAGATTTTCTGGATATGCTGGACCACGCGCGGCACCTCAGCGGCATCCCGTTTAAAATTAACAGCGGCTTTCGCTGTGCTGCACACCATAGAAGTTTAAAGGCGCGAGGATACAAGACGGCTAAAAACTCGCCGCATTGCGATGGGTATGCCGCCGATATCCATTGCACAGATTCCCGCTCACGCGGCTACATTATCGGCGCACTTTACGAGGCGGGCTTCAACCGCATAGGCATCGGAAAAACGTTTATACATACAGACGACCACCCGGCACGTGATGCCGATGTTGTTTGGCTTTACTAATGAAGATTAACCAAATATCGCGCACGGTTCACGCTGTACAGCTTGACGAAGCGCCGCAGCGAATGCTGTTTATCTCGGATGTGCATTACGATGCAAAGAAATGCGACCGAGTAATGTTGAAACGGCATTTAGACGAAGCCAAGGCCACGAATACGCCGGTATTTATTTTCGGCGATTGGTTCGACTTAATGCAAGGCAAATGGGATCCGCGCGGAAGCTATAGCGACCTGCGCCCAGAATACAAAAGCATTACGTACCTCGACGACGTAATAGAGGACAGCGCCGAATTTTTGACCAAATACAAAGACGTTATCCGTTTTTTTGGCCGTGGCAATCACGAAACAAACATTGAAAAGCGGATGCATACCAGCCCGCTCGACCGCGTGGCGTATATCGTAAACAAGAACGGCGGGAATATACAGGTAGCCGGGTATAGTGGATGGCTCTGGATGCAGATAAACGTGAACGGCAAGCGCCGCAGCTCGACATTTGTTCATTACCACCACGGCATAGGCGGCAATGCTCCACGTTCAAAAGGCGTACTTCGCGTTGACATCGATCAAATGCAATTCAAAGATGCGAGCTTAATTGTGCGCGGCCATACGCATCAGAAATGGCACGTACCAATTACTTCGGATCGCATCAGCCGCTTTGGTAAGCTGTACCAAGATAGCGTACACCATTTGCAGCTCGGCAGCTATAAGATGCTCGGCGACCGCTTTGCAGGTTGGGCGACTGAGAAAGGTTTTAATACGCCGCGACTTGGCGGATGGTGGGTGACCTTGCACAATTCGCATAGCGACTTACCGTATTGGAAGATAGAAGAAGCGCAATGAGTCCACGCTATTCGGTGCGCATTAGTAGCCGTCTGGTATTGTTAACGCCGCGACGCGTATATAAATTGCCGGTGAATCGCCGTGGATGGTTGCAAGGAAAAAACGAGCGTAAAGCGTGGGAAAGCCACAAAAATACGGGTTTGTTAGCGCCGTTTCTTTATTCGGTGGGCGGCTTTGTTTGCATGGTGCGCGTTCTGCCCGTGTATTACGTAGCGCCTGAGATGATTGCAACGGTAAAGCAACGAATACCAGCTTTGAACATAGAGAACTGCGATTTATGGAACGTCGAAAACTGGGGCCAATATGAAGGGCGCACCGTCTTGCTTGATTACGGGATATCTAAAAAGGTCGCATCTTTGTATTAAGTACCTTGCACTAAATTTGAAGCATGACGAATATATTTTTAACGTACTGGGCCGAGATTTGTTTGGCCATTCTCACCGCTGCCGGAACGATCACGGCATTGACGGAAAGCACGAAAGACGACAAAGTAGTCGATATCTTGAAGCGTATTATTAACGCTGTAGTATTAGGACGCACGAAGCGACGGAATAAAGATTAATTCCTATATTTGGGGCGGGTAAAAGTTTTGTGTTTTTCATTTGTTTTGGGCGGCATCCTTGCAGGGGGGTGCCGCTTTTTTTGTGCCTAAATGTTAAAATTTAGAATATTTCTCGAAAAAACTTGCGTAACGAAAAAACTTGCGTATCTTTACACCATGACAAACGCAAACAACACCCCGATGATTACCAACAAACGAATTTTTGCAATTGCTTTGAGCAAAGGAGAAGTAAACAAAGCAACCGTAAGTATTAAACTAGAACGAATCGTGAATCTTTGGTTGAGCCGAAACGAAATAATTGAAACCTCAAACGGTTACCAATTAGCATAAAAAACGCCCTTCGGGGCTTTATTTTTTTACCATGTGGCGAGAAGGTTACGACTACCCCAGCGACGAAGAGCAGGACACAGGTCCTGACTTCTTCGAACGCGCAGACCACGACTACGAACAATTAAACGATAAATAACAATGGAAGACCACACCGAAATCAATGCCTTAGATAAGTTGATACAAGACAAGAAATGGGAAATTGACTACCACAAGAAAAAGCTGAAAGAAAGCGTCGAAATTTTGACGGCACTTCAATCGGCAAAAAAGTGGAAGGTCGAAGACGAGCCGGAAACTAGAGGTATCGTAAACATGGAC